CCTAACCGATACAGGCACTACACTTGATGGGAAGATCGACACAATAGACGGGAATGTGGATGCCATCCTAACCGATACAGGCACTACACTTGATGGGAAGCTAAACACAATAGATACCAATGTGGATGATATTGAAACGGCGGTTGGCGCATTAAACGATTTGACAGCGCAGCAAGTTTGGGAATACGCTACGCGTACTTTGACAGACCCGAATAGTTATAAAGCCGATATTAGCGCATTGGCTCTTGAAGCAACATTGACAGCCATTAAGGGGGGAGGCTGGTCAAATGAAACATTAAAGGCGATTAAAGATGCTATTGATGTTGTAGATGGAATTGTAGATGATGTCTTAGAAGATACCGGCACTACGCTGGATGGGATTGTAGACAGTATTCTGGAAGATACCGGAACAACAATACCCGCTACAATAACAACAATTGATAATGAAATTGAAACGATAGATGGGATCGTAGATAATATTCTGGTGGACACAGGCACAACTATACCAGGAACAATTACGACCATTGATGGAATAGTAGACGATATACTGGAGGATACTGGAACGACCCTGCCAACTGCTATTGCAGCGATTGATACCGATAGCGTGATGGATGCTGAGGTTGAAGGTGGCTATACCGTAACAGAAATACTACGCATTATGGTAGGCGCATTGGCTGGCAAGTTGTCAGGCGGTGGGACTACTACGCTAACATTTAGAGATTTGTCTGACACACTGAATCGCATCGTGGCAACAGTAGACAATGACGGTAACAGAACTGCTATAACACTGGATGAGTCTTAATTATGACAACGAACTATGGCTATTGGGATAACTCTTATTGGGGTGGCTCTTATTGGGGCTCAGGTTATTGGAATGTTACTTCAACGTCAGTAGATATTAACTACGCCGAGATAGCCAGGATTAGTGCCACGCTGAATAAATTAATCGCAAGCGTGGCTAAGTTAAGTAAATCTATAACAGGTGATGTATCATTAAATATAGTCATCGCAAGCGTGGCTAAGTTAAGTAAATCTATAACAGGTGATGTATCATTAAATAAAGTCATCAGTGATGATTATGACGAATTGGAGAGTACAGAATGACAACCATCATACACAAAGCAGATGTTGGCACAGTATTTGAATTGACCATCAATGATGCGAATGGCGATGCCATTGATGTTAGCAGCGCGACTGTAAAATATTTCTACTTTCAAAAGCCGGATTATACCCTGGTAAAAAAGACGGCATCATTTAAGACAGATGGAACGGATGGCATTATCAAATACACTACAATTGCAAATGATATTAATTTGGTTGGGACTTGGATGGTCCAGGGTTACGTTGAAACAACCGATGGCAAATTCTTTACAGAGAAAAAAGAATTTGAGGTAGAAACCACACTGTATACAACATAACAAAAGGATTAAAATGCCTAACAAGGATACTGTTGTCGCGGTTATCAGCGATATGCACGCTGGCAGCACGCTATCACTATGCCCTACCAAATGGAATCTTATGGAGGGAGGAACATACAGAGCATCACCAGGACAGAAAGTAATACACAGGCTATGGATCAATAGCGCAAAGAAAATAAAAGAACTAACAACAGAGGGGAAAGAAAAGAAAAGGCTAATCGTTGTTCTTAACGGTGAACCGATAGATGGCTGCCACCATGGGACAGCACAACTCATAACAATCCTACCAAAAGAACAAGTGAATATGGCAATCTCCCTGCTGGATGAATGGCTAACTGCTGCCGAGTTCAATTCTAAGCAGGGAGATTGTATTTATTTGGTAAGAGGGACAAGCGCACATGAGAGAGGGGAACACATAAACGATATAGGGAGGGATTTAGATGGCGTTATACCATATAGACCAGACACAAGCGATAAACAAAAGGATGGCAGGTATCACTGGCAAAAGCTAAGGCGCACAGTCAATGGCACTTTATTTGACATAGCCCATCATGGATTTAGCAGAGGATCAAGATCCTGGACCAGATCAAACAGTATCCGGTGGGCTTTGACATCAATGTATTTGACCTGCCTTGAAAAGAAATTGCCCATTCCAAAATATGTGATCAGGTCACACAAACATTACTACACTTTCGATGGCATATTTAGGAATGAAATTACTATGTATGGATTTCTAACCCCTGCCTGGCAACTCAAAACAAACTTTGGTCACATGGTGGCAGCCAACGATCCACTCAATACAATCGGAATGATTTACTTTGATGTACTAGCAAGCGGGGCAAGCCAACACTATAAAGAGATAATGGAAATTGAAGACGCACCAGTAAAGGATTTCTAATGAAGATTACACAAGACGAGAACGAACTGTTAATGCGCCTGGTAGAAGAAAACAAGATACCTGACTACGATCCTGAAAAGCACGTCATAGTATCACAATTTGCTAAGAAATTAGGCGTATCCGGCAACCATGCTAGATATATCTTAGACAATAGAGTAAAGAAAGGAAAGCTGGCAAAGGAAAAAGTGCGAATGGACAATGGCCATACTGCATATGGCTATTTCAATATATCACAAAAAGAGGAATAACAGGGCTCATATAATTGGCACCCCTATTCGTATAGATTAACCATGCACCTGATTGAGTGCTTGTATAAGGTTTTCTCTTTTAGTAATCATGGGGCAATCGGGGGGGCAGGGCATAGGATCATCAACATTATCTGCAACCTTGCTGCGTGTTACAAGGCACATGAGTTTAGCACCTAGCACAAGTAGGGGGCAGTCAGCACAAGACTCTGGTACGGGATCAGCGACAACGTATAGGATTTTAGGTTTCATTCTCATCGTTTATTTTCTCTATCCAGTTTATACAAATTCCAGCAATCTCTGTTAGTTCCAAATCTGGTGTATGTTCATGCTTTCCTTCAAGAGCAAGTGTAAGTTCTGCAACTTCTTCCATAAGCATCCTATACCAGTAGTCGTCAGGCTCATCTCGTTTATGAAATATAAACAACCGCCGATGTTTAATAACCTTGCGCTCAACTTTTGATAAAGTGATATTATGTTTTCGTTTCATTCTCATCGTCTATCCTCTCACCTAGTATGCCGGCAACAATCAAGAAGCCAGTAACGCCTACTGAAAATATAGTTATGTATGCTAGGGTCAAACTAATCCTCTTTCTCTAATGGCTCAATGGTGATATAAACGCCAGGCTCTTTGAAAGAATTATCAATAATATTTCTATGCGCCCTAATATTATCAATCCATCTATCATCTTCGTAAAGAATGTCATTACCTGCATCCAGAACAGCCTTGATTAGATTGTCTAGGTCTGCTCTATGCCCCTGGGATGATGGCACATGAAATGATAGGTAGGCAAGTAAGGGTATTCCATTGGCAAACCTCTCATAATTATCGGCGTTCATACTTGTTTTCATTTGAAGCTGCAATGCTTGTTTACTAGCCAGATATTCAGCAGCCTGTGGGTCCACATACTTTCCCTTTTGTGTCATGCGCACATAGGGTTTGATCCGGCCAGTTAATACCATAACTATCTTAGTTTTTTTCATTGCGTTCTATCCTAATCATTGCCATTGCATAGCCTAGGGTATATCCCAGGAAGGCAGCAATGCAAAGTAGTATTTGTTGCTCTGTCACTTTTATTCTTTTTGTGACGATATGCGAATAGGTTGTGTGTCGGCAAGGCTGCGCCTAAACTGCTCTGTTTCGTTTACAACTTTACTGACATAATTTTTGATACGCTTTTTAGTCTGCTTTTCTCTTTCAATTCTTGCCAACCATCCAGATCGCCATCCTATAAATGCACCAACAAGAAAACTTATAGCGTAAAGCATGACCGATTTCAGCGAAAGTTTACGGTTCATTTGTTCAATGTCCTTTCAATATATCCTCCAACAATCACACCAAAAAGAAATATCAACAAGCCCACTAAAATTATTCCAGTCATTTTTCCTCACTTTCTTCAAACTCTGGACAGCTAAAGTCCATTGGGTTACCCATACGCTTGATAATGTCGTCTGGAACATCTCCAAGAAGCAAGCCTAAAGATAAGGCTTCTTCAATGTCGCAATGGTCTATGTACTCATCTTTTTCAGCGTCATATTCGACATTCTTTTTACACCTGTCGCAATTCTGCGCTCGCCAAAACTGGTATTCCGTTCCGTTACTAAATGGCTTCATTCTTCCTCGCTATCTTTTTCTACGACTTTTACAATAAACAATGTACCATCTCTGTATTCACCCATTATTCCTGGAGGGTCATCCACCCATTTGCTAACAATAACTGGAATACCAGTATAAAAATCGCGATGTGGAAGATTGCTCAATTCTTCATCAAAAAATCTTTGCGTAACATATAACTTGGCAATCATTCTTCCTCACTTTCTTCTTTTGTTATAATAAGGCGGTACTGTTTTGGAAGTTCAACGATTATAGTAATTTTGCTTATGTAATCATGTTTAAGCATTTTCAGGACACGCCCTACGATTTCGCAACTTTCAACATTCGTCCATCCTTTCTCATGTTCGCCAAACGCTAATGTTACCGAGTACATTCTTCCTCACTCCATTCTACTGGTGTGGCAGTTCTTATTTCGTCAAAGTATTCCTTTTCTGTCATTTGGATAGCCCAAAGAAAAACAGTAAACGCTATATCTCCAATTTTCCAGCGTATCCTCATCCATATAGTAGGTTTACCCATCACTCACTCCTTCCATGGTTTCTTTGTTTAACCATCTTATCAAGTACATCTGGCTGCATATTGCCTATGGCTGCAAGAACTTCAAGGGCACCCGATTCACTCATCCTCTGATTATTTTTATGACACAGATCAATGATGCTAAATATAGAACGGTCAATGATCTCTTTGGCCGGACCATCTTCAACCTTAGCATAAGCATTATTCAGACTGTCCCGTAATACCGCAACCGCATCATGCCCGCTAAAATTTTCATCATCTTTTTTCCTGTTAAATACTGCTCGTTTCAATACTAAATATTCTGTTGGTCGGCGCATTGTGACTCCTTTCACTAAAGATTAATTATACGATTACAACCTGGTCGTAATCCTCCACCCCTTTGACAATATTTTTTAGGTAAGGCAATCCCCGGTCTTTCAACCAGGCAGCCGTATCCTCACAGTCGCTTATGATATTGATTGCACCATTGCCATCCGACACAACCTCACATAGCCTAACAAATTCTGCCGCTTTACTGGCCCCACTCATTTCTAATTGTCTGATAACAAAATCTTTTAGATCATTTATTTCCACATCTACCTCTGTTCTTTCCGTTTCTTGTTCTGAATTATCCCATCCATTACCATCCTGGCTATCCTCATCCTGGCTATCCTCATCCCCATAGTATTTATCTTTGCGGACATCATCCCTTTTGCGGCGCATATATTCAGCCTTTTTCATTGGTCGCTGCCGCTTTTTGAAATTTACAACCATCCAGGAATCACCATCCAGGCGCAAGATCCCCACCCTGGCTAGACTATCAATATCTGATTGTAGTTTCTCATCTGTTGTATGAAGTCGCCATGACATAGCCGCCATTTCTGGCAAAAGGCCGCCTTTATTGTGCTCACCTGCAAGCAAAAACAATTCGATTGCCCGTCTGAATAGATGATCGGATAGACTATACATTTTGAAATCGTCTAGGATTTCATGGTACAACTTTATCCAATACAAAGTAGCCATGGTGTCATTACTCCCTGCCGATTCCGATAAAGGTTATCTTGTCCGGTACACCATGGTCGCCCATTACTGTGATTTTGTTGTTGTCACATATAATAACTCTCTCTTTGTCCCCCTCTAAATGTTTTGGATCGACTAGGGCCAGGTTAGGAACAACGCCGGTCTTTTCCTGATGCTCTTTGGCCGCTTTTGATACACGCTGGTGAAGGCTTAATTCTGATTTGTCATAAATGTATGACCCCTCTATCATTTTCATTCCTCACCATCCTCAAACAAGTCACTAGGTGTAAGTGTAAGGGCGGTACATAAGGCATCAATTGTTTCTAATCTGATTTGTCTTGGATCATGGCACAATACGGTTATTGCATTTCTGGACATGCCGCACATAACGGCAAAATCCTTTTGGGTAATCCCCCTGTCACGAAGTATTTTTCTCAGCTTCAATCGCAGCATAGGTTTAACTCCTTTCTAATATGGTTGGTCTTACAAGTGTATCAAATTAAATTACAGTCGTCAAGGTGTCAAGGGATTAATATATTTTTTACTTGACATGGATTCTATTTCGTTTATAATTGGGATACAATCATTTATAAATTAGGAGTCATTTATTTGATGGGTCTAAAACACAAGCCAATGACAATTGTATTCACTAATTATAAGAAGGGAGTGGCGACTCCTGGTTATTGATCTAGTCATTGGCTGCTGTTTGGGGCCAGGAATAAAGCCAATCCCCTACCTGTACCTGCGCTAAAACCTGGCCCCAACTAAACCACTAGAGAGAGGATAAACCTATGAAAACTATATTTGAGGGTGACCAATTAAGAATTGATGTTCTTAATGGTTATGTATTTATGAGCCATTTGGGTGCTATTGGAACGGGCGTATCAACGCCAGAAATGCGAAGGGCTTGCATAGCGTTCTTAGAATATAGCGAAACAGAAGGGCTGCTTCCATGCCCCGTATGTGGAGGAAAAGAATTACAATATAGTATTTCTTTAGACGATGATGGCGATACATACCATGGTGTTATTTGCCTAAAGTGTGGCATTACAGGGCCACAAATGTGTGTTAAACATAGTGCTATGCGAGCATGGAACTTATTACCCAGGAACCAGGAGGTTAACTTATGACAGAAAGAAACGTACAACTAGCTAAAAGAAATCAAGGGGATATGGTTTGGGATGCCATAAAGAACGATAAAGAAACAGTGATAAACCGGCTGCGTGCCATGATTGTAAACGGTAAGAAGCTGAACGATCAAGAGGTTTTTGCGCTTACAACCTACTCCATGGCTAACGATCTCAACCCGTTCAATGGTGAAGCCTTTTTTATCCCCGGCGGTGGACCCGCCCCTGGGATCCAGGGTTTCAGGAAGAAATCAAAGATGGCATTAGAGATTGAAGCCAGGCAGCATAGTGTCAGGGCACCGTTTTTTACAGAAGAATACACCCTGCTAGACGATCCTGCAGAAGCCGGCCATGAGCCAGACAAAGGGGACATTGCTTATCGCTGCACCATTACTGATAACGTGAGTGGGACTGGTCATGCCGGAGTTTTATCAGATGCCATGGCTAAGATGGTAGCAGCGGGATTGACAGCAGATGAAGCCTACCATGCCGCCGAGAAGATCGCCGGCCCAAGACCTACCTGGACTGGCATCGGTGTTGTCAAAGCCAGTGAAAACTTTGGCAGCAAGGAATACTTTAACAGGCATGAACGAGCCATGAAGCGGGCAGCAAAACTGGCAATGAAGAAACGCTGGCCCTCTCTTGATCTACCATCCTATGCGCTTGAAATGGATGAGCCAGTGGTCAAAATAGAAACGGTTGAGGAAGAACGGCCCAAGGGAGAAAGGCCCCGACTATCGACTGATCAAATCCTAGATGAGTTAGGTTACTCAAAGAAAGATGTCAATGTCATTGCGGTTGATGCTGAATTTACAGAGGTGGAGGATGAGCCAGAGGATGAGCCAGAGGATGAGCCGGACCAAGAAACAAATTATCCAGGAAGCCAGGCAGAGTATTATTCCTGGTGTGCACAAGGTTTAATACCTTTTGTTGGTGTAAAAGACGCACAGCAGGCTCTAAAGGATGCTAAAGGCGAAATAGATATTGCTTTTGAAACCATCAAGCAGCTATCCAAGGAACGACAGGAACATAACGAAAAACTAGAACAGAAGGACACATTATTTTAGTCATTACCCTGGTATGCCCTATTAATAAGTGCTGCCCGACACTTACGGCCAGCCAGGGATGATCATTTTTTTTCTCCTGGTATGCTAGGGTGACTCCTTCACCCTAGCATACCTACAAGTATAAGAAAGGATAAACCTTATGCCAATGTTACCAAGTGATATGTTAATAAATCGTCTACCGTCTGTTGATGAAATGCCAAAGCCGGTCACTCTTACTGATTGGCTTCTATTGGATAAGTTCATCAAACACATAATGAAATTGAAAATAAAGTTAGAAAGATTAGTAGAGGTGATAGGCCCAACTCCACCGCACATTATTTACAACGAGAAGGAAGGCATGACCATTGTGATTTTTGCTGATGGTGAGAAGATTATCAGCAAGACTACAAAGGATGATGAGTTTAATCCAGAGGTCGGTCTTGCCATGTGCCTGGTAAAGCGTATGATGAGCCGGTCTAGTTTCAAGCGACTTGTTAGATCAGGTCATTGGATGGATAACACCGATGAATAGCCTAGAATTTGCCAAGGCAATGATCGAATATGAGGAATTGTATCGCAAGCTGCAAGACCTGGAAGAAAAGATCAGCCAGTATGTTATGACCCAGGAAGAAAGTCAAAAGATCGGCAATGTTACTGCCAGGTACACCCATGGTCGGACCATATACGATTACACCCAGGTGACTGGTGCTTACCCTTTGGTGCAGCTTGACCCCATCATACAAAAGCATACAACAACGGTTGATAAGATCGACTGGCGCAGCGTATGTGAAGAAATGGAATGGACCCCGCCGATAAAGCAAGAGCCTACCCCTAGCGTGAAAGTGCAGGTGAAAACATGACAGAAAAAAAAGTATATTATTATCCCTTACCCATGGTAGACACCAATGGCTTTGAAGTAAAGGCCAAGGATGATAAAGACCGGATCAGACTAGCGGAGTATGGCTTTGTCCCAAAGGTGGACAAAGAAAAGAAAGACCATAAGATCACCTAGAGGGTGCACAGGGATAACAAAAACCCCATCCAATCGGATGGGGTTTATTTGTTTCCGGGGATGGTTTACTTATTTCGTAACATAGACCAGGGCTTTCTTTCTGGTATCTGCTCTACCTTTTTGTGCCTGATTTCCTCTTGAAACATACGATCAACTGCAATATCAATTACGCCGGTCATGGTGGTGGCGTGGCCGGCCTCGATTAGATTGTCGATCTTTGACCTGGTGCGGTCACTCATGTAAATTGTTGTTCTCATCTGCTGCCCTTTCTAATATGGGTTTGATTTCTTTCCAGCAATCCGACAATGAATTATTACACCGGATCTCTGCCAATGCTGCTGCAACCTCTGGCTTTTCAACCTGGGCCATCAGCCTGGCCGATATGATGTTACTATTCCACTGCCTAATGATGGTCTGATATACAACTGGATTATCTGTTTGTATAGCCTGGCTATGAAGCCAGGCTATAATTCGATTGAACTTATTAGGCATGCAGCAATTCCTTCTGGCCATCGGTTAGAATATATCCCGATAGACCTGCCTGCTCTACGCCCCAATCCCTGGCATCATCCCTGGACCTGAATTGTCTTGACTTCCAGCGGATTTCAAACTTCATTGTAGCCGGATTGTATACTTCAATCGTGGCATACCATGGCATCTTAGGCCAGGTGTCGTCATACCACATAGATACATAACAATATTGTTTAGGCATGCTCTAATTCCTTTGTATAGTCCCTCTCTGCGATAAGAATCATGTTACTATATCCTGGAAGGGTGCAATGCTTTGTATCCTGGCCATATTTATTCTCTGTTCTAAACTCACCATTCAATAACGATTGAAGTAGGTCTGCCGTTATGTAAGTTTCAAACTTGTAGCCATGGATCCACTTGACACCATGGTTTTTATAAAAATCCTCCATGTGCATGCCAAAGTTTAAGGCCTGCATAAATTTAGTTTCATCTACATAATAGTTGATAAACTTTCCTTTATCGCCCTGGCCTATTATGTAGTACAGTGTGAATTTATTGCTTAACTTTTCGCTGCTATCGAATAACATACTAGGCCCTCGCTTTCACTGTAACCTCTTTGAGTTCTGATATATCTTTGCCGGTGAAGGCTTTGACACTTTCCTCGATGGTGCTGCGCAAGGCCTCACCATGGCCCGATGTGCCCTTTTGACAATAGAATACCTGGCCCCCCCTGCCAGATATTACCCAAAATTCAGCGTGTAGGCCTGCGTCATGCCCTGGATTTTTGAATTGTTTTTCAATCATGCGATCCTCTCTTTCTCTGCTGCTGTTAGTGTGAAGCGTTGCATCCTGCGGATTGGTGTTCGTTCCTGGTACACCTCATCCACCTCAACTTGACTCACGTCAAGGGATGGGTGCTCATCAATAGCTCTGATAAATTTAGCCAGATCCTCATCCTCCTCTAGATATACATAACCGTTACGCTGATAACTGCATTGAGATATCTCACCTGCTATACCTAGATCAAACAGTTCTTTTCTAGGGACCATTAGCCAGCCATGGCCAGGGTCCTGGTAATAAGTGTAAGAATATGATAGGCTTACTGCTTGTAAAGTTTTAGGCATGTTAGTATCCTTTCTAGTCGTATGGTATGCTGTTAGGCTCAGTGTCTAGGCAATCCCCTCTTGCATTGTCTAGTTCTCTATTCAATATATAAAATAATCCGGTCAATCCTGTTATTTCTTTTCGTAAGTGCTTAACCTCTTTGATTAATTCCTTACACGTTTGGATTAAACTCATGTCTGTCATAGTCACCTGGATTTCTGGACTATCCTTTTCAGGATTGTATTTTCTTTCTTGTGTTTCTAACCACTGTTCTAATCTATTCCAATTGGGTTTGTATTCGGGTTGCATGGTTGAATCCTTTCTCTACGCCGGTGGCGTAGCCTTTGATTGTGGATTGTATAATTGATCCTCTAGCCTGTCCTGTTTAAGCATGTCCTCTTTACATTGATCACAAACTTTAGTGATGTGAAACCCTCTATAATGCCATCCTGGAAGGGATGCCGTTAATTCACCCGCTATATCTTGAACGTACCAGGTTACAGGCTCTTTCTTACAGATTTGACACAAAGGGATTTTAGCCATACTTCACCCTGGTAAATATGATCTGAATGAAGGGCAATATAATGCTAGTGGTTTTGATTTCCTCATACCTGTATACTTTCACCATGGGCTTGATCCGGTGCCAGTGGTGTATACATATGGTCAAGTATCTTTCAGCTTTTGTGGGGATCCTGCGCATGATGGCCGGCCAAAGTGCTTTTTTCATGGTTGATACCTTTCTGCCGGTTACAATGCCACCGGCGGGGCAATTGATTTAGGTTAGAAGGTGCGCGGCTTGTAGGCGTTAATCCCGATGCTAATTTCACCATGGGGTGTAGGGATTTTTTTATTGCCGCTTGTCGTGGCCACCATCATCGACTTGCCGCTTTTTGAAATGCCTAACTCCTGGGCTGTGTCAATTGTGATGGTCAAGATACCATCCTGGACAACTGCTTTAACATTATCGCCTAGTCTTAAATTTTCCATGGTTGATTCCTTTCTCTATTAGTGGTTGGTTTGGGCTTGGATCTGGTGCTTATATTCAGATGGGTTAAACTTGTGAAGCAATGCGGGCCGGTGCCAGCATGATCCATCAGCCAACATTACAAAGGCCTCAAAGTAGGTCCCCTGAATTGTGTGTCTTTTGGTCCACGATTCACAAAGCGGCTCACCTACCATGAAACAATTGTGAGAAAACCTGGCCGGCGGTAAGCATCCCAACATCTCGTAATATTTATCTTCACTGCATGGGACCCACTGGTCTACCAGTTCTGCGGGATCAATAAACGATAGCACGTTGTAATATTCGAGGGGGTCTTTGCTATACTCTGGTAACTTTGATTTTTTCATAGGTGACTCGCTTTCTCTTGGTCTGATGTCGTCATACTCGGCGGCGGCTGATACCATGGCGGCTACCTTTGGATCTGGTTGGGTGTTCTTTCCTGGGATTGGTTGGATCATGGGGTTAACTCTCTTTCTTTAGGTAATTCTCATTAACAAAATGGATGGCTCGGTTATTGAGGTATGCCTGCCAGCATCCGCGGGTAGGTGACCATCTAAAACCGTTGCGCTTTAGCTGCGTTCTGGTTTCCTGGTCCGGCTTACCTGGGAAGAAAATTTGAAGGCGGTTTTCTTCTGTGTTCTGTATGATCTCAATTTCGCCGGCTTGAAGGGTCTTTGTTTCCATCTGTGCCAGTCTTTCTAATTTTTCTATGCGTTCTTTAATCCTGCGCATGTTGGCGTTATTGTTAGAAAGTTCATAAGGTGGGAAGGGGTGCGGCTCCCAGGAATAGCGCGGCGTATATTTCCGGATGATCTCTTTATCATGCTCGGCCAGGTCGTAACGATCAAGGGCGGCGGGGTTTTTTTGATATGCTTTGTGTGCCCTGTTTACTTTCTTCATGAACTCTTGCCGCTGTTGAAGGTGCGTTAATTTATCCTTTAGCTTTTTGATTGCGTCGGGGTCGTCGCTGCTGATGCCTGCTTTGCCTACTGATGCGGCCTTTTGTTCGTAATACTCGGCCTTCTCATTAAGGTTAATTGATGCCCTGATTCCATGGTCGATTTTTTCGAGGTCCTTCCGGTGGCGTTTCTCGCTGTGATGCCCTACAAGGATCGGTTGCCCTGGTGGTATAAATGATGCGATCTTGTCGGCTCTCTCATGCGCTGCGGCTGCTTGCTGCTTTGCTTTCTGTGCTTTGTTTAGATAATACTCTCTGCGTTCTTCCTGGTGTCTTTCGTAACTATTCATGATTGACTCTCTTTCTCTGTGTTTTTAATTCTGCTTATGGCTTGATTAAGTGATTCAATTTCTCTGATTATCTGATGGCGTTCAGCATCGGTTTTATAATCCTGATAGATTAATCTCATATGGAGATAATGCTTTCTTTCATATGCCAGGTATAGATCCTCGCTTATTCCGGCTGCCATGGGGTTAACCTCTCTTTCTCTTGGTGTAGGTGTATTTAATATCGGTTATTAGTGCGATCACTATTAAGGCCACTGATACAATGATAAACTCTGTCATTATTGGACCCTTTCGCGCTGGTATTCGATTGCATTAAGATTGTCTTGGATTTCTCGGTATACATTAGATGTTCTGGTTGGTTTCTCTGTGCATCCGAGGGCCTCCCAGTATTTAAGCCAATAATTGAAGCGATCTAATAAACTGGTGTTATAGGCTATTAGAGCATCCTCAAAGGCTGAGAAGGTTTCCAGGTTTAGGCTCTCATCGAATAACTTAAACTTGGCCTGTGCATCCTCCAGGGCTGCGCTTGCTGCGTCTGCAAGTCTGCAATATTCGTTAATGATCCTCTGGTTTTCTTGTTCTTTCTGTGTCTGCTTTATCATGGTTTATTCTCTCTTTCTGCCATTAGGCTTTGTAATTAGATCGGGCTTTCGCTGCTGCTTTTAAGTTTAGGCTGCGGTTATACTCGTATAGTTCGACCTCCTGGGGATTGCTTAAGTCTAGATACTGGTAAGATTTACCAGTATCTAGAGCCTTATTTACTTTGTATAAGTGCCAGTCTTTGATTCGTTTTAATCGTGTCGCCATTGTTTAACTTCCTCTGGTGTGGGTTTGGGTGCGCTACCTGTGCGCAAGTCTAGCCGCTGCCGCATGGGTGCATCATCCGGATCTGGAAGATAAACGGTGTCAGGTTTACCAGTGAATAGAGGAAGCCCCGCGGTATCGTTGCCGCTGGACCTCATGCGCTGCCCCTGGGTAAACTCGCCAAGGTGGAATAATTGTTCTTGTTGGCTGCTCATTTCCTGGGGTCCTTCCTGGCTGCTGCCTTCGCTGCTTTCGCTGCCAAGGTTTTAATCCGTTTCTTGATGGCTGCTTTACTTGCTGGCTGTGCGTAGTTCTTACTAGCGTGCATGAGTTTATCTCTTTCTGGGGCTGCTGCCCCTGTGTGGTTGATGTGCTTCAATTTTAGCATAGTTGATATGTTATTACAAGGGTGACTTTCTCCCCTGTATTTTAGACCCTGGTACCAAGGGCTGAGTTACCAGAGGATCGCTGAAGGTGATATCAGCTTATAACCTGGGAGGATTGTAACGCATGTGAAAAGCAGGATCCGCGCAACCCTGAAAATTATTTACATGAGGATAGCACCAAGGCGATGGGATCCGGTTTCATTTAATGCAGCATCACAAAGACAATGCCCCAGGTTGGACCGGTTGCGCACTTCTCCAGGTAAACACGCAGCCATTGGAATAGTGTTTGAAAACATGTATTCTCATAAACTATTTTTTCACCATCCGCAGCACCGGCGGCCATGATCCGCAGGCATCCGCACCATGGGAGGGGCAACCCTTCACCATCCGCAGCCATGCGCACCCACCCGCAGCATACCGGCGCACCGGGGGTGTTGGGGGATGGTTGTTTTGGTTTGTGCTCGGCGTCTTGGTTCCATCCAGCTCGCAATTTTTTAACCCTGAAAAATACCAACATGTAAGTAAATCTTACAAGTTCAAATTTATTTCACACATAGAACATAATAACCCTATCGGTTATTTTAATGATTATTAAAAATAAATAATGTCTATAAATATATTTTGTTACTATTTTGTTACCATTAGTAACATTTCTCTGTGTTACCATTAGTAACAGATTAGTAACAGAATGTCTTGAAAAAAGATATCTATATTCTTATTCTTATTCTTTTTCTATATCTATATCTTTATCTGTGTTACCAGAAGTAACGCTTAACCGTTACCATTGGTAACGCACTACCGTTACTATTAGTAACAGATTGGTAACAAGTAATTTATTGCTTGCAAGGAAGTTGATAATTATGATACAATTCAATTGGTTACGATTGACTCCCGTAGCTAAGGTTTATCTCTCAACGAGGGTTGGGGGGGAGTGGTTGCCCCCCCAACGAATCAATCACTTAGTAGAAAGGAATTTATGGATACAAGTAAATGGAAGATGCTGTTGAAGTCCCGCAAGTTTTGGGCTGCCGTTGTTGGTTTAATTGTCGTATTTCTTGAAGCCTTTGTGCCGAACTTCCCATTTGACGGTGAGCAATTGTTATATTTTGTTGTCACCGTTGTGGGTTACATTTTGGGTACAGGCATCGAGGATGGTTTGGCCCGCCGGCAATAATATTCATCTGGGATGGGTGGGGATATTTCTCACCCATCAATAGTTTTAGACAGGTCACAACAATGAGAAATGCAGAAGCAATAAAGCGTAGACTTGAAGCCGCAAAGCACATAGGTGATCAGAAAGAAGCCCTAAACGCCCTTGCCGACATAACCTTCGATATAGGCATATCAGCTTGTGAAGAACGAGCAAAGTTACAAAATGAAATAAACAACTTGCGGAGGATCATATCCGGCAATGGTGATATAGAACACTCACTAATATCCAGGGTATCCGAAATGGAAAAATGCGTAAGCACGATGGGAAAAGATATAGCAAAAATAAAAAACGCACTGCTAGGGGATATTGGAGATGATGATAAATACACAGGTGGAATTATGGGGAAAATAAATGATCTAAAGGATTTCAAATCCGGCGTGACAAAAATTATGTGGGCTATCATCCTTGCTGCCATTTCACAGGTAGTAGTGGCTATCCTGGGACTTATTTAATGGGATCATCACTTGTTGATAAAGACGGTAATTTAATTTGGACTCATCAAATGGGTAAGGCGGCAGTTTTGTTGGCGCAAGGCTATACCAATGCTGAGGTTGCCAGGGATGAAGAAGTAGACGTAAACCGTTCAACGATTACGCGATGGAGGCGGTATGAAGAATTTGAAGCAGAGGTAGACCGGCTCTCTCTCATGTATGGGTTGGCATCCAAACCGGCTAGAATGAGATTGATCCAGCAGGCAGCCAGGCAGTTTATAGACAATGAGGGAAAAATCGATGTGTCTGGTTTTAATCTTTTGGACTTGCTGAAAGAGGCTCGTATGCAGATGGAAGGAGTACAGATTGGCATCCTCAATGAACTTGAAGCCTTCGATGCAAAGGCCGGACCTGTGGCCGGAAGCGGATCAGATTCAAGTAAGCAATTACCTGAAACAATCGAAGCTGAAACCGATTGATATTTGGCAGCCACAACCCAAACAAGAAGTATTACTGGAATTATGCGGATTGCATGAAGCCCTAACTGGTGGTCCCGTTCATCCGGCAATCTCTGGATTGATCGGATACGGCGGCGCAGCAGGTGGGGGTAAAACAGAGGGGATGATAGGGGTGGGGTTGATCGCACTCCTACAAGTACCAGGCGTAAAGATAGGATATTTCAGGCGCAAGTTTACAGAACTAGAGGGGTCGGATGGGCCAATTGAAAGATCGCAAATACTTTACCCGCAGATCGGCGGGGTTTATAATAAATCATCCCATGTTTGGCGTGTGGGCGAAAAGGATAATGACGACTGGAACGAAGGTGTGGCCGGCGCACTCCGATTTTGTCACTGCCAATATGAAAGCAGCGTTATAGATTATCAATCTAGCGCATTTGACATTTTATTATTTGATGAAGCAACACATTTTAGCTGGAAACAAGTAAGTTATTTATTGACCCGTAACCGGAAAGCACGACATTCGATGCTTCCAAGGCCCTTTGCTATCTTTTGTTCTAACCCTGGCGGCGTGGGGCACATGTGGTATAAGAAAATTTTTGACATAAAGGATCGCGCAGATGAGTGAAGAAGCAATCTCAATGGTGTTTTATCGTGATTATACGCTTGTTACCCTTGCCGATGGGACCGAAATCAAGCTGCATCCCCAAATGGATAATGGGGAAAGGCTGACTTTACAAGAATATCAAGACATTTTTTACCCAATCATTCACGATAGCAACAGATTTAATAAATTGGAGGAAAATGATTGACCTTCCAGAAGTTAAAACGGTAGAAAATCCGCATCATAGGCAGGTAGAAACAGTCTTTTTGCCTGCTTTTTTGGATGATAACCCGATTTTAACTGAATCTGATCCAGGATATGCCGATAGATTGTTCCAACAAGGCGATAGACTGGCCAGAGCCTTGTTAGAGGGTGACTGGTCAGTGTTTGCGGGTCAGTTTTTCGATGAATTTGCTTATCATAGGCACACATGCGACTATTTTGAGATACCTAGATCATGGTCAAGGTTTAGAGGGTATGACTGGGGCTTTGCTGCCCCCGCTTGTATGCTTTGGTTTGCTAAAGAGCCGGCAACGGGTCGCTTATTCTTGTATAAGGAGTGGTATCAGGCCGGTTTTACCGATCCGCACCAGGCAGAAGCCATAAATGACATGACGGATGAGCACGAAAGGTTTACTTTCACCTATGCAGATCCATCTTGTTGGGCTAAAAGGACAACCGAGGTGATTGCCAAGTCTACATTCGATGTTTTTATGACGCACCAGATATATTTGACCAAGGCAGACAATAATCAGATGCGTAAGATCAAGCGATTGCGGCAAGCCCTGGGTGATATCCATGATGGTGAGCCTGGAATTAAAATATTTAGAAGTTGTGTCAATACCATTGGTGAAATTGAGGGTTTGATGAGTAATCCTGATCATCCCGAAAGATGGTTGAATGGACAGTTAGATCATGCCATAGATGCCTTTGGGTATGCCCTAAGCAATTATAAACCCCCAACAGTAACGGGGCTAAAGGAAAAAAGAAATCGTGGTATAAGTAAAAAGAACAAGTATGCAGTGAAGGGATTGTAAAATGAAAACCATTGACGATGCTAAAAGTCACGCACAAGATTTGATGGATAGGTACTACGATCAGAAAAAAGCCATGGAGGAAATGGATGAAATTTTTTTCATGGATTGGGATGATAAGCCCACTGGCAGGGATGATTTTAAGTTTACGACTTCCCCATCTGGTCGTAATGCGCTGCTAGGCGCAATCCGGCTAATGACCAGTACCGAGCCGGTGTTCAATATCCCTTACGAGAAGAACAATCAGCAAGCTAAACAGATCAGTGAAAAACTGGAAAAGTTTTGCACAATGGTTTGGTATCACTCTGGCAGATTTAAGGGTGTCCCGCTAGAGCAACCCATCATTGAGAGTTTATTGCGCCATGGTATGTACTGCCTGGCTATATTTGATACCAAAGACCTACAAGATACCTTTGTCAAAAAAGATGCTTCTGAAGCACAAATGCGCCAAATTGACCGAGTAGTAAAAAGCACACCTTATTTGATGGAGGCCTGGGATGTCAGAGGGGTTTATCCAGAATGGGGTAGGTTTGGGCTAAATGCCGTTTATCGCAATGTCACCATGACAGTGGCACAGGTGAAGGATCAGTTTGGCGAAAAGGTCATACAAGATTATATGAATCTGGACCGGACAAGTGACTCCGATCAGGTGCAATATGCCGATTATTGGGACTTAGATAAACATATAGCATGGATTTCAGCGACAATCACAGGCGGCCAATCGATCATTGCCGGTGATCCGATCATCGATAAGGAACATGGCTTGCCATGTATTCCTATTGTGGTGCAGACAGGCGAGGGCAGTTATATCGATAGTGAGCCAGAAAGACAGGCTTTACCTTTTCTCTATACCCTAAAGGAATCGGGGTTGTGGGAACGCCAAAGTTTGGAACTTACATTGATGTATACCAACCTATTTGATATTGGCGCAAATCCAAGCTATGTCTATAAAACGATTGGGGATGATGAACTTGTTATTGATGGGTCTGTTCCAGGAAGCGCAATAAAACTTAGACCAGGTGAAGATTATTACCCACTCCAAAAAGATGTTATAAATAAAGATATGCTGCAAGGTTTGAGCATAGCGGATCGGCTTGTAGAAGAAAGTACGCTTTACAGGCAGGCTTTAGGCGGCACTGGCAATTTAGGTGCCAATGTTGCCTTCTCTACCGTAAGCCTTCTGAATCAGATGGGGCGGCTACCTCTTACCGCCCCACAAAAAAGAGGGGGATGGGGTATCTCAACCGGATGCGAATATATGTTTGAAATGATGAAATACAAAAACAATATTCGACAAATCAAAATGAAAGAAGGCGGGTTTGTAGAAATCGATCCGGCAATTATTCCAGATGATCTGATCGTTGAAGCAAAGTTGAAGGTAGACTTGCCACAAGACCAGATGAATCAGGCTAACATAGCGCAGCTAATCACACAGGCAGGATTGACCTCTAACCGATGGGCTAGAGAAAAGATTTTGAATATCAACCAATCATCTGAAATGGATAAAGAAATTTGGGAAGAACAGGCCGCAAGAACGGTCTATGAAATGGTGATACAAAAACTAACACAACAAGACATGATGGCCGCTATGCAGCAGCAACAGCAAGCCATGGCTGGACAGGCGGCCCCACAAAATATGCCTAATCAGCAATCGCAAGTTAGAGGGCCAGTATCCCCAGGATCAGCCATTCAAGCGCAGGGCGGGCTAACACCAAGCCAACGGCCAAACACCAAGCCAGTACCGGCAGAAGGTCAGGGCATGCCACTGCAGGAAGGTGAGATATAATGGACATAACAGATGCACTTGATAGTTACTTACAAGCGAAAATAAAAGTTGGTCAATGGGAATTGGAGTTCAATCAGAAATTCTACGAGCCAATGGCTAAAGTTTTGATTGCCACTGCAATGAGGGCGGCGAACAGCATCCCGCCACAAAACAGGCCCCAGGTCACCAACAATGAGAACCTAATGCGAGGTGAATAATGCCAAACCCTATGCTAGACGGTCAAATTTATGGACCCGTTAGAACGCAGCCGCAACCGAAAACTTACGCACCGACTTACGATCCATATAATCTATATGGTGGTGGCACTTATGGTGGCACGAAGCCAACCGGATATGTGCCAAAAACACCCGATACCGTAAGTCAGGCAGAAATGGCACAACAGCAGGCGGCTGCACTCTTACAGCAACAGCAGGCCATGGCGCAAGCAGAGTTTCAGCAACAGCAGGCACAAGCGGCAATCGCTGAACAAAACCGATTAGCCTACGAACAGCAAATGGCAGAAGCGCAACGGGCCTGGCAAGAACAGCAGGCGAAGGCCCGCGCAGATATGCTAGGTGAAACGCTGAAAAATAATGTATCCTGGAACGCTGAGGATATCACAAACCCACAAGTGGGATTGCAGCAATATTGGCAACCAACCCCAATCGATTCTAATTATTTTAGAACTCAACCTGGCGGCTATGGCTTTTGGGAAAACAACCCGCCATTACCAACGGCAGGCAGAAGCAAGTATGCGCCTACCTGGGACCCATACGGACTTTATTCTTATGGACCGGAAACGAGATTTACTGACGCTGAAAGAATTGCAAACTTACGAAAAGCCAGAGGATCATCCATGGCAGAGGGATTGCAAGATATCTATAATGTTATGAACATGGATCCTTCAAAATTTAGTTACGCAATTAAGGATCAGCCACAAGGGGGCGGTCCTTCAGGTGAGGGTGAAGGTGAGGAAGAAGGGTTACCAAAGTATTCTTATCCCCGTTATGGAAATGACTATCCAGAAACCTGGTATGAAAAAATGACACAATGGAGTCTGCCACAAAGTTAATTGAGGTGCTATGACACTGCCAAACTATATTAAAGAGCCGGTAGAAAAAGCGGAAGAAGAAAAAAAGAAACCATCTTATTACCCTTATGGGCCTAATCAAGAGGGTGTAGAAAAGCCGCAAGAAATTGTAAGACCAACCTTCAACATTCCTGAAAACATGAAAATGTATCACGATACGGAGGTTGAAGCCGGCCTGCCTGAACAAGAGGGGTATAAGGTATTACCGGATAATTGGGGATATGCAATGTCCCGACAGTTTGGTGCGCCAGGATCCGGCTATTTTGCAGAAGATCCCAAGCGTTTAGCAAGATATCATTACTTTTTACAAACAGCCCCGGAAGGATGGCAACCCCCGCCCTGGCTAGATCGTGATCAATACGAACAGGCGTTTAGCTTTATGAGCCAAACTTATGGTGACGACTGGACACAGTGGGAGGCCCTAGAGCCAGAAGATCCGACAAACCTCTTATTGTCCTCACTGTATGACCCGCCCCTAGATTTTCGATTCCCTAATGAAATAAATAGTGAAGATGAATTATTAAAATATCTTAATAATTTGTATGTCACCGACAAGGGCATCATAACGAAAGATCAGTACGCCAAACAGCAAGCGGAATTATTGCGGCAGCAAAGTGAAATATCCCCCTTCATGCAAGAGGGCACATGGCAAGAAATGGAAAAGTGGCAGCAGGCAGCCCTATCTATATTTAGTCCTCAGCCAATGCAAGGCCGGCCTGAATGGTCAAGGCTAACAGCCGCAGGCTTTCAGGGACTTCAAGCAGGGGTGGCAGGTTTAGCGATTGGCGCAACTGCTGGCACAGTCGCAGGTGTACCAGGCATGGCAATAGGCGCAGCCCTAGGTCTAATAATTGGTGGTGCAGCAGGATATCAAGCCTATACTGGCGTAGAGATACCAGGCATCAACAATCTATTGACGCTGATGGACTTAGGCGCGATCACAGCAGAGAGATTGATTGGTATAGCAGCCCAATTGTCTGATGATGATTCCAAAGAAGTCCTACAAAACATTTTTGATATTTATTTCAAGGATGGAAAGTTAAATGTTTGGGGTCCCGCTGGACAGGCCGGGGAATTTGTTTATGAAGCATCCGGCGTAGGAACAAAGGCCCTGAATATTATGTCAGGTGGGGCACAAACCATTGAAAATGTGTTGAATGGTTTGGGTGCGAATGTAGAACTATCAAGTGGCATGAAGGCCGACTATGCAGCCGGACAGATATGGGCTTTAGAAAGAGCAATCGTTGAGCCATTTCAATTGCAAGAAGGTATGTTGGGTGGTGAATCGCTAGATGAAATCAGATCACGCTTGATAAGCGGCGCACAATTTGAGGACATTTATAACGATTATATTTCTCAATATGGCTTCTCTGGTACGGTTGGCGACTTTGTGGCACAGTCTGTTTTAGATCCATTGAACTTTATACCAGGTATGCAAGGTGAAATTATTGGCAAGATTGCTAATAAGGTGGATAACCCTGGCATACGGGCAAGACTGACCCAGGCCGTTTACATGAACAAGGGCAACATACTATCCGATGCTTTGCCAATAGGCACAAAATGGGTGGCTAAAATCTTTGACAAGAACGCCAAACAATCCGGCGGCGCATTTGACATAATGCGCACATACAAAAACCTGATCCGACAAGGTGGACTGGCAGAGGGATTTTTACCGACCAAGACAGTACCGGATTTTGTGGCACTCAATCTAACAAACCCCGACTTGTTTGCTGATAGCGGCAAGCAGTTTCGTAATGTTTGGGACAATAACCTAACCCCCATGGCAGAGGGTAAGGGTGCCATGGTCAATATGGATGGTGTAAAGGCTGACTTTACAACTTATGTAGAAACACAATTACAGAACGCTGGCGTGGATATCGAAAACGCTGATGTGCGGCGGATGATCCAGGATGCCGTAGATGGCGTGGATGGTGTTGTAACCGATGTGGCTATCAATAACTATGGTAAAAGCGATATAGAATTTGCTAACAATCTTCAAAAGGCCTTCACAGAATACTTTGATGAAAACATAGGCTCAATGAAGTGGGGCGAAACAACCAAGGAAATAAAATACTACCCTGAACGCAATGCCTGGGAACGTAAGTTTGCAGGTCTGACGGATGAATCAACTTTTGCAGAATTGCAGCCAGGTAACAAACCGAAAAACTGGTTTCAAAAACTGGCGGCCCTTGATGTAGAGAGCCAGGCAATCACACATATGCAAATGTTATTCACCAATGTGGCAGGCATCCTCACAATGGCCGATGGTGATGTGGCACAGCAACTATCCTTACTAAAACAGATGGCAGGGATCGATCCCACTATGGTGGGTGATGTGGCCGCATCAATGATTGAATCCCCGGCCACAAAGACAACTGCGCCAGTCATTAAAGCCTTTGTTGAAACAGGTTTGCTAGATGAAATGTATACAGTCTGGCTAACAACTTCAGAACCAAGGGCCATATTCAATATGATCGCTAAAGAATTGGGTCTTGAAACCGGCAAACTGCTAAAGATGATTGAGGATGAGCCTAACGCAGTAATTCAGATGATCACAAATTCAGAGTCCGGTAAACTAGGCGACTTCAAACAAGCCATTGAAACAGGGTTGCTCAATGGTGAAAAATTGAAATCGGACTATGAGCCATTTTGGGGAACAAAACAATTACCCATAGATGGCAATATGTTTACGGCGCAATTGCTGATGAATCTTAGTGACTTTTCTGATAAGTTCATGGTTGATTATTATGGGATCAAGGCGAAGCCGGTAATAAACCGACTTTCATCGGTCTTAAAGTCTTTACAATCCCTGGCGGTGTTGGGCTTCAATCCTCTTTATGCAGTTTACAACTATGTGAACAATGTCGCATCAAGGGCAGCGCAGGGCGTATTTGGTTTTCATTCACCAAAACAAATTCAACGCTTCTGGACCAAGTTTGGCGTGAAACCGGCCATGCTTGATGTTGGTGTTGGTCTTGCGGGTATGCCGGATGGTACACACATGGGCGGTCAGGCAATCGCAGCCGCCATGGATGCCGATGATTTTATAGGCAAGATGCGCAAGGCAACCACGAAGGCTAATAAACTAGGCGTGTTTTCAAGAATGGCAGCACAAATAGAGGTCATGGAATCCAGACAGGCCACAACCATAGGAACCGAGCAGGCATGGCATAAACTATGGCAACCAGGCATAGGCTTCAAGAAACTATCCCCCAAGGTGGAAGCCGCACTAAATAACCTTACACCAGGAATGACACAGTTTATTTATGGTATTGCCAGAAGCGGCCTAAACATGGATGAGATTACAAGCAAACTGTATACCAGGTCTAAGTTTATGGGCGTGGACAGCATTATAGATCGTGCAGTGAACAAAGTATTTACAAACAGTCCCGATGTCGCACACGATTTTATAAGCAAGTCCGGCATCCGCAATATGTTCAAAGAATTGTTGGGTGATAATCCTACCGTTGATGATATAAACGCTGCCTTTGAATATGTTAATGCAAAGTCCGAAGCCATTGTAGAGCAGGCATTTAGCAATGACGTGGTTGCCAGAAGTGAAGATGCTAGAAACCGAGTGGCCAGTGAGGGTATGTCAGCCATCATGCCGTTATGGGGTGAAATGTGGGCCGCCTTTACTTCAAGAAGGCTACAAGACATTATTGAAAATACCAAAATTGCCAATGTTGCTGATGCTTATAGGGGCGTAAAAGACTGGCTAGGCGCAAGGAATGTTTGGCAACAACACCTCAATGCCACTGAACGAAGATGGAATCGCACTCATACGATGATGTATAACACTGCAAAAGGGATTATGGATGCGGTGAATGTGACCGATCCGGCTGCTGCTGCCTATGTCAATATCTTCAAAGACTGGATGGATGGATGGGATAAATTCTATGCTGAAAAGAATGTAGAATTACGAAAGTTTTTTAGCAAAAACCTGAAGGGCAAAGAAAGAAATGCCGCCTATAAAACCATGCAAGAAAAGGTTGTAGCCCTATACGATCA